TTCGCAAAGCCATCTTATTAAAAGCGGTTTAGTGTAATCATCATGGTGGCTTTCAATTTTTTTAGTTGAATTACAAATTGAACAATTATCTGGCTTTATAATTTTTTTCCTAGCTATCGCATTTGCAATTATTTGATGCGCTGCACGGCGAAGTGGATAAAGATACCTATACTTTTTAATTGCTTTTTTATGAGATAACTTGCCACTTTCTGTTTCACGGTATTTTTTTCTTGCCTCAATTCTGTGGGGAAGATTTGCACGATTTTTTTCATATTTTTTTATTTCAATACTTTTTTTTATGCGCCTATCTTTTTCAAAAGCAATACAACAAGATTTGCATGAATGAATTATGTATCCATTTTTTTTGTAAAAATTATCAATGCTTTTTACTTCCCCACATTTTTTACATTCTTTCATAGTAAATTCCATTTGATACACGGAATCTACATTATATACCATTTCACCAAGGCAAGTCATCCTTCATGTCTTTAAGTTCTTTTTTGGGCGGATTATCTGAACGGCCTTGAATCTCCTTTCCGATCTTGATACGCACAAAAGTGTTTCCATTGCGGTCTTGCTTTTCCCAAACGTCAAGAAAATGAGTCTTACCGTCAGGCAGCAAGACTTTACCTCGCATGTCTGCGTGCCAATCTTCTTTCTTTTCGTTCTTAAATGCCGATCCTTCACCTGCTTTCATTTCGTAAGCCATATATCACCTATGAGTTAATTGCAAAAACATCTCGTCAACTTCTTCGAGAAACCTCATTGCTGCATGTAAAACTTCGTCTAGTTCCTCCTTCGTTGGCGTGTAGACTTTGTGGAAAAAGTTAATGTCTTCTGGGAGTCTTGGGTCGTATGCAACAAAGTGAACAAAAGACCTTCCGGTGCAAAGACATTGAACACACATCTGTTTCTTGTAGTCATCAGGAATTGTATCCTTTAACAAATACTCTAGCATGACTTTTTCTGTTGGGCATTTACATTCGATGAGTCCTCCGTCGGAGGTAAGACCATCGGGAGAAGCGCCAAAGTTATCAACGCCACCAGGAAAATCAACAAATCCAACATCTTCAATGAGAATACCCGTCTTTTGCTCAAAAACCTCTTTCGCCAGTGGTTCATGGTCGATTCCCCATTGCATAGCATCGTTGACGAATTTGCTTACGATGTTTCCGGTGAGTCTTTCCAGAAGAATCTCTTTCTTCAAATCGTATCTTTTAGACGATTCCTCAGGTTCTTTGCCTGCTTTTGCTTTAAGGAAAGACATTGCACTTGCCATGCGAGAAGCTGTCAGCTTTCCGGTTCTGGCTGAGTGCCAGTCACCAGTATTCTGAAATTCGTTGCGATCTCTCATTTCAGTTTTTCCTTCAATTCGTCCTTCAGTTTGGACACAAGTGATCGTTCATCAGGAGTCATCTTTGAGTATTCTTCCTTCAGTTGATCCAATGATTCACATGCATCCAAGATAAACTTCAGCGTTTCATAATCTCGGCCAGACTTGACTTGTACTGGCTTCTGTATCCGTGACGCTGCGTTACCGTCATCGTCTTCAGGGGCGATACCGCAGGCAGCTTGCAGACTATACCGTCTTGCGTAGGTAAGAGCCGATCCATATCCCTGAGCGTCCTGTTTAGACGCGGGAACATGCAGCCTACCTCCAGAAACATGCTCACCTGATTCATGGATGAACATTGTTTCAACGATAACACCGTCTTCGCAAGGATGAGTGAATTGCATTAACATGATGCCGTTATTGTTTAGCGCGTCAATGACAGCTTCCACGCAAGCATCCAGAGAGGCGTATTTGGACCGAAAGTGTGGATTGGTTGAAGTCTTGAGTGCTGGCCCGAATTCTTTTTGTGCTTTGACCAGCGCGGGGAAGATTGCTTTCGTTTCCATTATTGCTCCAGGTATTGTTTGAGTTGAATTTCACGCGCCATCAATGACGTTATAACGTCATAGGTCAGGCGAGAGGCGTATTTTTTTTGGGTGGGGTACAGAGTCTTGTATGCTCTGATTTTTTCCCTGACTTCGAGGAGTTCCGTCAGGTATCTCAGTTCTGCGCTGATGTCTTCGATAGCGTTTAACATCTTGTCTCCTTTTTTGTAAGGTCTCAGGCTTCGACCGTGGAGTGATATTAAGGCGTTAAAGTATTCATGTCAACAATTATTTATCATTAAAATTCAATGGCTTATAAAAAAGTTGAAAAATAGATTGTGTCATGCTGTCCATTTAGATATGATTTCTCTGCCTTGAAAAAGGTCGCTCTGTGGCGGAGCTGTTTGAACTCAGTACCCCTACGCATGGGTTTTGGTCTTTGACGTGCGACTGTTCTGGGTTCCAGCGCCCGTCATCGCCACGACCTAAAGCCCAGTCGTAGGGGTTTTTTCATGGCCGCGCAAAGGGACAGGGCGTAAGTAAGAAGTCCTAGTCGGGGCAGAGGCCGCAGGAGAAGTAGCTGCGGAGCGAGGGGAGACACCTGCTATGCCCGACCCAACTGGTCTAGGCCAGCGGTCAGAACGTTGTTACGGGATACGACACCTGGCTTAGTTCACCGAATTTGGTTTCGGTAGTGGTCTTATTGTTTAAAGGTTTAGTATAATGATAAAGCCAAGCCGGTAGTGGCTGATTCTTGCGTCATGGTACGCAAAAAAACACCGGCAGCAGAGGCCACAATATCCCTCCGGTGGTGACTCTGCACCACCCCTATTGACATTCGTTAAAATTTAACTGATGATAGACTGCAAGCTAAACAGTTCAGTGTATGACTTCAATTGCGAACACTGCAAAACAAGGTTTATCCTGACTGAACCATGTAAGGTTTACAGGAAAGCACTGGTAGATACTTTAACGAAGAAATGGGGAGCTTTTGACTCATGGAAAGAGAAGCCGCATTGCTCATGTCACCAAAGATGTCAAAGAAGGGAAAAGATAACTGCCTTCAGGTAAAGTTAAGTGGAGACTTGATTGATGACATTACTTTAATGGGTCTCAAGCAAAGTCTGGAAGATTTAAGGTATTACGAAAAAGGTAAGGTCAAAATCTTTGAAGACGATCTTACTAAAGATAAAAAAACAATTAAAAAGTTTATCGATGCGTTTGAAACTGTGTTAAAGTTTTATGCGTAAAAAGTTAGTACCTTTAAAGACTTTATGGAAGAAGCTGGACAGAGTTTTTTCTCTGTACATCAGACTAAGAGACTCGGACGAAGGTGGGACTACTCAGTGTGTGACTTGTGGTTCTTACAAGTACTACAAAGATATTGACGCTGGACACTTTATTAAACGTCAACACATGTCAACCAGATGGGACGAGAGGAACGTACATCCTCAATGTACTAGGTGTAATCATTTTATGGGTGGTCGGCAGGATGACATGAGTTTGTACATCCTTCGTTTATACGGAAAAGACACTTTACTAGAATTGATGCAGTTAAAGTATCAAACAAGAAAGTTTACGCGGACTGAGCTGGAAGATTTAATAAAACATTTTCAGGAAAAGACAGAGGCATTAGATGTCCGACGAGATTGATCGAGCTAATGAGCATCAGGACGCCATGACTGACGCTGAAGTAAAGAGAATCAGAAAGGCTGCGAAACTTCAAAAAGGAGAGCCTGGCGAGTGTGACTTGTGTGGTGAATGGTCGGGAAGATTGATTAACGACGTCTGTGCGCCTTGTCGTGACAGGTATAAACTTAAATGAGACGACACCTTTTGCAGTATCACGTTAAACGGATTCCAAACTGTACAAATTATGATGAGTTCTGGGAGTGGAGAAAACTAGCTAATGCTTCACTACCGCCGTATTCAACTTGGTTCTGTACTGATTGCACTAAAGAGTTTCAATCAAAGATGATTAAAGAAAACAAGTGCGATCATCCTTATATAAGTTTCAAGCTAGTTCACGGAGATATTGAAGGTTATGTATCAAAGCAAGACGATGACACTCACAACAAAGTAGTCTCTAAACTAAACGGAGTAAGCCATGAGCCAGAATGATTTAGTATTGGATTATATTAAACAATTCAATTGCATTACCTCTCTGGAAGCTATTAAAGAATTGGGTGTAAC